AGATAGATATAATCACCTGTATGTCAAATCTGACACAGGCTGAAAAGGATGAAATTGCAACATGCAGTTGTTCTTGTGTGCAGTCACGGAAATATGTGGAACAGAAAGAACAGACTGAGAACGCTAAAGAGCGTATCAATCAGCTTTTTGGGGAGGAAGCGGAAAATAACGGCTTCAAGCCCATCAACCGCGTAAAGACCCTTGAACTCATGGGCGTTGTCGTGGGACTTATGGCGCAGGGAGAATTGCGCACCATTACCATTGAAGTGACACCCACCACAAAAGCAAAGATTTCATGTTCCTCCAAAGGCAAAATCAATGTTGAGAGAATCGACACCCGGAAATGCAAACTTGAAGAATGACGGGAGGTTTTGAAATGGCTGTGAATCCTTGTATCTATTGCGGTGCGGAAATTCCGGAATGTTACGGACACGCCTGCCCGATCTGTGAAACTAATATCAAAAACGGGGTTATGCCCCGCAATGCAGTACCGGCAATATCCGCCGGATGTGGACAGGTACCCCGAAATCGCAAGTTCAAACCCATTTACAAACCCAGCGGACGGGCGCACGAATACGGTGAATACGCAATCAACATTTATTCCGGCTGCGACAATGGCTGTTATTACTGCTATGCGCCGAAAACCTTACACACCGACCGCGCCGAATTTGAGCGCGTCAAGCTACGTTTCGGCATTGTGAAGGCTGTATGGGAACAGTTATCAACATTTCCGGAGAGAGGGAAAACAATCGCCCTATGTTTCACCTGTGACCCATACCCGCGCAATATCGACAGTACACCAACCCGGGACATTATTCAGGCGATCAAGAACAGCGGCAACCACGTTCAGATTCTCACGAAGAACCCGATTTCACGGGATTTCGATATTATGGATAAAAATGACTGGTTCGGTATCACCCTGACGTGCAACGACATAGCTGCGGAGAACAACGAACCGGGTGCATTGCCGCCCACCGAACGGGTATTGAAGCTGTATGAAGCGCACCGGGCAGGGCTGAAAACATGGATAAGCCTTGAACCGGTCATATCCCCGGAATTCTGTTATGAAGTGATACAGCACATTGACGCTGACCTGTACCGTATCGGAAAACTGAACTATTATCATTCAGAAATTGACTGGAAACAGTTCGGGTGTAAGGTTGAGAAACTGTGTGTCCGGTACAGACGGAACTACTATATTAAAGAAGATTTGCGGAAAGAAACGCAAGGCTGAACCCACGCCCATGAATGCGATTTGCTTCATGGGCTTTGCTGAACCCTGAATAAAACGCGCCGTGCGGCGCATTCGGGGGCTTGCATAGGGTATTAACAAGTGAACGAAATCGCTGTATTTATTATTTATTTCTTTTCTCACTCTTTCTGTCATGTGATATACCCCTGTGGGTGCGGGGTGAATTGCGCCTTGCGCAAGAGGGGACAGCCCCCTTCGTTCTCCCATGCATAAACACGGAATAGGCATTGTGGGCAAACTCGCAGAGTTTTCCACATTGCCGGATATGAAATGGAGTGGCACAATGCCGGAACGCGAAAGAATCATAAAAACGGGTGACTTTGCCCGGGCGCACTGGTACCCGGTTCGGCGGGAACCCAAAGGCAAGCGCGGCAAGCGAAACAAAGAAAGCACGTTGGTACAGAAGAAATTGAATCAGACCAACCGGGAACGGATGCTTGCCGACCTTCTTCACCTGAACTTCACGGCGCAGGATTATTTTATCCGCCTTTCGTATGACACCCAGCCCGACGGAATCCCGGAAGCTGACAACTGCCTGAAAAACTTTTTCCGGCGCGTCCGTTATTTCCGGAAAAAGAACGGGCTTGGAGAACTCAAATACATATACTTCACGGAACGCGGCACCCAAAGCGGAAAGATTCACCATCATGTTTTCATCACCGGCGGCGTTGATCGGGACACGCTAGAGGAACTGTGGGGGCATGGTTACGCAAATTCACGGCGGCTGCGCTTCAACAACAAGGGGCTTGTAGGGCTATCGAAATACGGGACAAAAGCGAAAAAGCAGAAAATCCTCCGGGAACAGGAGGAGGACACCGTTGCCCGGACATGGAATTCATCGAAGAACCTGACCCGTCCGCGCCCAAACAAGGAAATTTTCAAGAATGATTACAGAATCCGGGCGAAGGATGCGGCGTACATCGACGCGCACCCGGATGATTGGGAATACATTGAAAACCTGTACCCGGGTTATTATGTGGCTGCTGTTGAACCGACACCGAAAAACTTTTTCATCGCCGAAGAAAAAACACCGATACCGAAAGCGCATTTTATCACGATATACCTTTACCGCAGGGATGCGGAATGGAACAGGAGGGCGGACAATGACAAAAACAGAGTATCAAAACCTTTACCGCACAAAAGAATCTGACGAACAGGCAATGATTTTTGAATGGTGCGCATGGAATATGGGCAGATACCCGGAACTTGAATTGCTGTATCACATTCCCAACGGCGGGAAGCGGAGCAAGCCGGAAGCGGCACGGTTCAAGCGTGAGGGAGTGAAAGCCGGTGTTCCGGATTTATGCTTGCCTGTAGCGCGGCGCGGTTTTCACGGCTTATACATCGAACTGAAAGCGGAGGGCGGTGTGGTGAGTGATGCGCAGGAGAAATGGATAACCGGTTTGAAACGGCAGAATTATTGCGCTTTTGTGGTGTACGGTGCTGCCGCCGCGATCAAAGCACTTGAATTCTATCTTGGGGGAGAAAAAGAGAAATGAGCAAAAACACACTACCTCACGGCATTGTCAAGGCTTGCGCTGGTGTGGTGGAAAGCGTAACGGAAGAACCGTTCAGAACGTATGTCACCGCCGCAGGGCGCGTTGTGGGGGTGAACTATGCCCTTGATGAAGCTGCACAGCGGGAGCGCGAAAACCTGATTGAAGCCATCAAGTACAATTTGGTGAACCGGTATGAATATCCGTATGAATTGCTTGTGCGCCGTTATAATCTTCCAGTCAGCCTTTCCACCTTCAAACGCGAAAAGAAAAAGTATTGCTATGAACTGGCGCGGTTGTGCGGCTTCATAACATGAGCCGTATCACAGATGAATTTGTGATAACATGGTACCATGAAGTAGAATACACGGCACGTCGGCATAGCGTCCGGCGAGGGTTAGCAGGGTGGGTATATCATGACAAATTCGTTTTATAAATCAATGCGGTGGAAGAAGAAACGCCGCGCGATACTCAAACGGGATGGTTATATGTGCGTTGAATGCAGGAAATATGGGCGGCGGCGCGATGCTACAACCGTTCACCACATCAAGGAACTTGAACACCATCCGGAACTTGCACTTGTTGACAGTAATCTTGTTTCCTTGTGTGATGCCTGTCACAACAAAATGCACCCGGAAAAAGGCGGGAGTTGGGGCAGAAAACGTGAATAAACAGCGGGTTTCGGTTAAATTTCAGCCGTTTTTGAACGCTCTTTTTCTCGGTTGATTTGACCGGCTGCGGCTATTCGCTTGATTTTTCACGGTGGCAGTTGGTAAGTACCGGTTCAATCTACGGTTCCCGGATGAACGGAACCGGCGGACGGAGTAATATTTATAATAAAATTATAAATATTAAAAAATCATGAACACACGCAAAGCCGCGCGGTTTCGTTATCCCCCCACCCCTGTTTGAAATATTTTCCTGCCTTGGACACCGGCGAGTGGAAGTATGTATATATGCGCCGAATTTTTCAGCAAAGGGGGTAAATGGGCGGCATGGCAATGACGGAAGCGGAAAAGAAAATCAAAAAAATTGCAAAGAAAACCACCGAAGATATGACCGCGCTCGGCACATATCGGGTTCAGTTTGAACCGGCAATCCGGATGTATGCACAGATGCGGTATCAGTACGAAGAACTTAGCCGGGAATTTTTCGATACCGGCAGCAAAGTCACGGAGGAATACACAAACAAATCCGGTGCGACAAACGAACGGAAAACCGCCCTTTATTCGGCTATTGAGCAACTGCGGCGTGATATTGCCCAGCAGGAGGACAGGCTCGGGTTATCGCCTTCCGGCATGAAGCGTATCAACGAAGCTGAAATGAAATCCCGCAAGAAAACAAGTAAGCTGACAAGTGCGCTTGACAAACTGGGGCGTTGATATGAGCGGGAGTGTACAGGCGTTCAGTGAATACCAGAATTATGACACGGTTATGCTGTACGCCGATTCTATCCAAACGGGCAAGAAAAACGCTTGTGTCGAATTGAAACAGGCTGCGGAACGGTTCTTCCGCGATCTCAAAAATTTAGAATATGACTTCCGCCCTGAAAATGCGGAATTCGTTATTCAGATTATCGAAAGCACCATTGTTCACGTCAAGGGAACAAAGACCGGCAAGCCCTTTTTGCTGGAACCGTGGGAAAAATTCATCTGCTACAACATTGCCGGGTTCTTCCTTGCCGGTACTGATGAACGGCGGTTCAAGGAAGTATTTATTTTCATTCCACGCAAGAATGGGAAAACGCCTTTTGCGGCTTCCCTTGTGTGGGCGTTGTCCCTTCTCGACAGGCGAACCGCTTCCAGCGCGTACATAATCGCAAACCGCCTTGACCGCGCTTTGGAATCCTTTGATTTCATCGTGAAGAATCTGCGGTATATGGGCGAACTGGATGAATTCCATGTTCTTGACAGCAATGCGGAACATTCCATTTCCCGTGAATTCACTGACGATGATGATAACCTTGTCGGCTCTATTTCTATTCAGGCACTTGCAAACAATTCCCAAATGGCAGACGGTATCAACGGCAACCTGATACTGCTGGACGAAATCCATGCGTACCGTTCGCCGGATGATTATCTTGTTTACAAGGACGCTATGAAAGCCTATGTGAACAAGCTGCTTATCGGTATCACAACCGCCGGTAAGAACATCAACAGTTTTTGTTATGACCGTCTGCGGCTCTGTCAGAAAATTCTTGCCGGTACGGTACAGGACGAACAATATTTTATTTTCATCTGCAAAGCCGATGACCCCGGGGATTATACAAATCCCGTGGAACATGAAAAAGCAAATCCGAATTACGGCATAACCATCCGGGCGAAGGACATTCTTGCGGACGCTCTGCAAGCTGCCGCCGACCCGAAAAGCCGTAATAATTTTCTGAATAAATCCCTGAATGTATATACCAACGTCGCAAACGCTTATTTCGATATTTCGGAGGTACAGGCTTCCGACGAATGCTACAACTGGACGCTTGCGGAACTGGCAAAACTGCCGATAACATGGGTAGGAGGCGCGGACTTGTCTGTTTCCCATGACCTGACCGCTGCTGACCTGTACGGTGAATACACCTACAAAGGCAAGCCGGTTTCGATCATCATTTCCCATGGATTCATGCCCGTTGTTACGGCGCAGAAAAAAGCGGATGAAGATGAAATCCCGTTCTTCTGGTGGCGTGACGAAGGGTGGCTAACATTATGCAACGGGGAAACCATTGATTATGCCGATGTTGTAAAACAGTTCAAGGCATGGCGTTCAATGGGGTTCAAAATCAAATGCGTTTCCTTTGACAAGTACAAATCCCGCGACTTTGTAAAGTTCATGAAGAATGCCGGGTTCAAAATGGAAAACGGCGATCAGCAGTATTGGAAGAAGTCAGAAGCATTCCGGTACCTTGAAAAGCGGATTCATGACAAAGCCCTGTACTATGTTCACAGCAAGGCTTTTGAATACTGTATCGGGAATGTAAAGGCGATTGAAGACCCTGACGAACGTATGAGATATGAAAAAGTTGACGCAACACACCGCATGGATTTGTTCGATGCCGGTGTTATCGCTTGTAAACAGCACATTATCCTTCAGGACAGCAAAAACAAATTAGACGGTTGGTTTGAGTGAGGTATTTTTATGAACATCTTTGAGAGGGCAAAAAACGGTATTTTCCGGGCACGGGATGAACCCAAAACGAGAACAGCAATTCTTCTGAATTCCGATGAAGCGCACGACATTCTTGCGCCGATGGGGTATAAACCCCTTTCGCAGAATGAAGTTGTACTGCGCTGTGCTCATAAAATCGCGGACATGGTTTCTGATATGACAATCATGCTCATGGAAAACGGCACCCACGGGGACACCCGTATCCGAAATGAACTGTCAAAGAAAATCGACATTTCCCCCAGCCGTTACATGATACGCAAAAATTTCATTTACCGCATTGTGTCCGATATGATTATTTTCGGCAATTCCGTTGTTTTTCCAACGTATGACGGTACCATGCTTGACAATCTGGAACTGCTTCCCGGTTCCGGCGTAACTATTGATAACATCGGGTGTGCGTCGGGATATTACATAATTTCGGGCGGCAGAATGTACGATTCGGAGGAAGTGCTTCACTTCCCGCTGGTACCGGACAGCGCAAAGCCATTCCGGGGAACGGGATTCGCCCCGCAGATTTACGATGCAGTCAATAATCTGTTGCAGGCGGAAGCAACGAAAACCGGTTTTCTGAAAAGCAAATGGAAGCCGTCCATTGTCATTTCCATCAATTCGGATGCGGAAGAACTGCAAGACCCGGCGAAACGTCGGAAGATTCTCGGCAGTTATGCGGATGAAACCGAACGCGGTGAACCTTGGCTTATCCCCGCCGGTGAACTGGATATCAAGACAATCCAGCCCCTCACGCTGCAAGACCTCGCAATACAGGACAGTATCACGCTGGACACCCGGAGTATTGCGGCGGCTTGCGGCATTCCGCCGTTTCTGGTGGGTATCGGGGAATTCAACAAGGACGCATATAATAATTTCATTTCCTCCACGATCATGGGATTTGCCCAAATCATTCAGCAGGAAATGACCAAAAAGCTGCTGTATGCCCCTTCATGGTATTTCAAATTCAATCCGAAATCCCTCATGCAGTATTCACTTGCCGAAAAAAGTACCTATGTTTTGAACATGGTAAATGGCGGTATGCTGTCCCGCAATGAAGGGCGCGGGGAATTTGATTACTCTCCCAGCAATGCAGAAGGCATGAACGATTATGCCCTTCTGGAAAACTATATCAAAGTGGGGGATATCAGTAAACAGAAAAAACTTGATAAGGGGGTGAACGAAAATGAATGATAAAAGGAATTCATTCCGTGTCGGTGAATTTAAGACCCGGGCGGCGGAAGATGGTGGAAAATACATCGAAGGGTATTTCGCCGTATTCAATCAGAGAACCGAACTTTGGGCGGGAACCTTTGAAGAAATCGACCCGGCGGCTTTTGACAACAGCCTGAAAAACAATGATATCCGGTGCCTGTACAATCATGATACCAATATCGTGCTTGGGCGTACCGGAAATAAAACGCTGACGCTTCACACCGATGCACACGGGCTTTTCGGTTCGGTGCGTATCAATGAGAATGACAAACAGGCTCTTGATATTTATTCCCGTGTGGAACGCGGTGACGTTGACGGGTGTTCTTTCGGATTTTTCCCCGTTTCCGAAGAATGGAACGAACTGCCGGACGGTTCTATCCTGTGGCGCGTCCTTGATACCGATACGGGTGAAGTTTCTATCTGTCCTTTCCCTGCATACCCGCAGACCGAAATTCAGGCAAGGAAAAAGGACTTTGAAAAACATCAGACCCGAAGCCGTGAAGCCACGGCAAAAAACATCAAAGAAAGATTGGAGAAACTGAAATGCTGAAACAGCTCCGTGTCAATCTCATGCTTGAAAAAGCAAAGCGTTCTCTTGCTGACCTTCTCGGTCAGCGCAAGTGTTTTGAGGAACGCAAGGCAGACATTGAAAAGCGTTTTGCGGATGCCGGTGCAACCCCTGACGCAGATATGGAAGCCATCGAAAACGACCTTTCCGCACTGGAAAAGGAAGTGGAAGAAGCGGATATCGACAAAAAGATTTCCGACA